ACTTATGGTAAAAGTGACAATATCATGAAGCTTTACATTCCACTCCTTTGGTCTACCCGTTTCCCCTTCCCGGGCAAATGTATATTTCAATCCTGTCTGCAGATCCATCAACTCACCTTTATTAGGTGTATAATAATGACCATCGTCCATTTTTATTACTCTTCCGTATGCCATATCAATGTTCTATATAAGGTAAAGCAATACAACGACAATTATGTACAATAACACCTTTTGCAATATATGATTCATCTTCTTCCACACTCAAATTATATAAAGTTCTCATTCTTGTCATTTCCCACTTTTTTACACTTTCAACCGGCCATATCACTAATTCAAATTCCCCTAAATGATTACATAAAACACGAGATAATTCTTTTTCTATTTCTGGTAAACATTGATTGATTTCTCTTCCAGTATAATGAAGAACAGTCCACCCTTCATGTTCTATTCTTTCCTGCCTAATCTGCTCTTTCTCCTTATCTTGATGCCATTGTTCCCCATCACATTCAATAACAAGCATTAATTCTGGAATGGCATAGTCTACATTGTATCGTAATATTGGATACTGAAAAACATAATCAACTCCTAATTTATCTAATAGTAAACCCATCCGTTCTTCTATCCATGTTTTATTTCCACTTTTTCTGTACTTAGCCATACGAGCATTTATCCTTTTCTCTGGATTTTCTAATAAATGTTTTTGTATTGCTTCCTGAGCTTTCTTAACTGTAATAGGATCATACATTGGATTCTTTTTCTTCATTCGCAAAGAAGATTGTCTCTTCATATCAGGGGTGTTTGTAACTTTCCTTACTTTCTCAAAAAATTCAGGAGTCATCCATTTTGTATAAGCTCCTTCCTTCCCTAATTGTCTCATCCTTTCATTTGCCTTCTTTGTAATTGTATATCTATCTCTCTTACCAGAAGAATATTGAGAGAACATTGACTTACTATTTTTGGTAGAGACTATTTCTCGATGCTTTGGATCATTCCATTGTATATCAGTAATATCTTTGCTTAAACAAGTTCTTGAACAATATTTTCTAAAGAAAGGAATAGGTTTCTTACACCTTTTACATTCATTTCCTAATAAACGAAGGGAATCACCTTCTTTTATTTTCCCAGCTTCAACCCACCTTGAAAATTTTCCATTCTTTGAAGTGAGTAACACAGGGTGATTTTCTGTCATTGATAAAACTAAATCTCCTTTAAATTTAAAAGTAATCACCTTCTCTTTTCCTTTATGCCTTGGCAAAGCATAAACTTTTCGAAATCTTCTTTTATGTGTCAGCACCAAATCTCCAATTTCTATCTTTCCTATTGGTTTCCATCCCGTAGAAGTATAAATAGGAATTTGAGGATCTATAAAACACATAGGATGTAAAGGTATCATCGGTTCAATTTCATCCAAAGTAAATATTTTTCCTTCAAGTTCAGCACATCGTTCACAAACCCGATCATCACCTGCCGTTTTCCATTCTCCTTTTACTTTTATTCCTAATACTCCCCAGTTACGATATTCCTGTATTGTAGCCAAATGATGTGCTCTGATAAGTTCTGTACGAGCAATCATCTCTGCCCGACGTTTAGCAGGAATAAATCTTCCTAAGCGGTCGGTAATCCCCAAAGTACCTGCTCCTGTTCCATCAATCGCAGCAATCATCTTCCGAGCAAGCAATGCCGGACCATCTCCGTCAATCATTCCCTGAGCAAGAATCTGAGCAATATTATTTGCCATAGCTTCCGTAACTCCAACGAGTTCTGCAAACACTCTGGTAAATAACACTCCTACACGATCCATATGAAAAGGTAATCCAAATACTGCATCCACTCCACCGGAAGCATCTATTGGTGGTACAGACAATCCAGCAGCAATCATTTCATTTCTTGCCCTAATAATTCCTCTCTTATAAGAATCTGCTACATACATATTTGTCCAAGCTGATTCAATAGCAGAGCCTATCTGTTGAAACTGAGTGGTTGTTAATATTCCACGATCTACCTGTTGCCGGAGCCAACGCATAAATACTTCTATCCGTTCAGAAGAACGGGTATAATCAAACGCATGCCATCCAGGTGGTATCATTTGCTGGGTAGTGATAGACCGTTTCTTAGCACCAAAACAATCCTGATCTACAACGGCAATTTTGATAACCTTTATTAATTCATCAAATCTACGATTCATTGCTCGGGCAAAAGCATTACGAAGAGCCGTAGTACGAGTAGGATCGTAATTATTAGAAAGAGTCAATATGTTATGCTCACACAGATGCACTTGGTAATCTTCTACGTTGTTTAGGTTCTCCTCTTTGTTCCTTTGATTTTTCTTTTGGTTTCTCCGGAGCTGGTGTAGGTGGGTTGATCATGTCCATAGCATCCTTCATCTTTTTCAATTCCTCCTGTAATTCATCATCCCGCATACTATGCACCAGTTCAATCTCATCAATAGTTAATCCAAGACATTTCTCCATAAATACTGATGGAGGAATTATTTCAATTGCCATTGGATTGGAAGTATATTCCCTGATGGCGTTTGCTCTTGACTTGCCTATCTCTACTCTCATCTTTTCACTCTGAGCAAACAGATCGGACCATTTAACATTATAATCATCCGATGGTTCCGGTAACACTCCATATTCAATCAACTTATCCACAAACGGACGGACAATACATGGTTCCGCATGTTCCTCCCTACGAGTTTGTACATAAGATAACCATTCACTACGATCTTCCGATGAAGCTAACTCCCCACGCTCACTACCGGTTAAAATTCTGATAGGAATGCCTGTTTCCGATGAGATAAGTTTTAACTGAGTATCCAGATGGGTTGAAGGGTCCGCTATCTGTTGAGCGAGTGATTCCAGGTCAATACCCTCATTAATAAGAAATCTTGTAAGATTATGCTCAAACTCTGCAAGCTGATTCTGTAAATCTGCTTTAAACTCAGGTGTAGCCTGATATTCCGGATCAAGTTTTCCATGATAACCCGGACGAGCTCCTCTCCAAAACATTTCAGCATCACCTCCAGCAATCTTCTCAACATCCATCAATCGGTTGAAAATAGCTTCCAGACGTGGAGTTCCATATACATCAGATTCCAGTGGACTGTCTGTAACATGAATTACCCTGCTATAATGAACTTTTACTGCTCTACTTCCTTTTGTAGAAGGATCAATGGTTTGGATGTTATACAGTAAAGGCATTCCATATCGCTCATTACCAGGATTGTCTTCAAAAGAATCAATCTCAGCGGTACTTTCTCCAAGTGGACGAATGTACTTTAATTGTTTCTTTCCGGCAGATAATGGTTTTATCCAATCTTCATTCCGGGAAATATCATTGAAACCCAGCAGGAGTACACCATATCTTCCGATACCAGTAAGACGATCAAGGCGGGAAAGTTTTGATTTTAAACCAAGGTCCCGATTGAGTTCTCTCCAAGCTTTTTCAAACTCGGTTTCTTCTGGTTCATTGGACTCCTGTAATTCCAAAACCCCTTGCCATGTAGCTTTGACCGGACGATCAATAACCGCTTTGGCAATTTCCTGACGCTTATAACGGGCAAAGAAATCAGTAAATACTAACTCAGCTTTATATCCCAAAGCTAACATTAAATCCCGATTCCCCCCGTAAGACTGAGTACCAAGTTGAGTAGCTAACATAGCCCTTCCTACAATTTCACTAAGGACTTGTATCTGCTTTGGATCAACTGGTACTGGTGTACTCCTCACTCGTTTCATATTAGAAATTATAAACCGCTCCTGTTAATATAAAGAACTGTTTTCCTGTAAAATTATAACCTGCACCAATGTTAACAAACTGTAAAGCATTTATTGTTCCTGCTACTGCTATCCCTGCATCAATTTGAGAAGCATCCAGCATCACAAGAGCATTAAATCCATAATTGTTAACCAACACTCCATTATTTTCTACATAATGCTGATACCCAAGACCAACACCTGCAGATGAGAATGTAGAGCTATTGAAAGTCTTCGTCTCCTTATTATAAGTAAACTGAACAGCCGTCAATGTAGCTGCCGGACGGAAAAACCATTCAAACGATTTATCTCCATCAGCTTTCAACTGATAAGACGACCCACTCTTCTTATCGAAGAATCCATCAAACCTCGATTGAGCCACTAATGAAAGTGGTAACAATACTAATAATAGTAAAAATAACTTTTTCATTACTTTCCTCCTCTTACTGCTTTAATTTCTTTATCTGTCATATATTTACCTTTGATGGATGGAACTTGCTTCTTAATCAGTTTCCCTATCCAACTCCAGATCAAACCCAGAACAGACCCTTGTTTGATCAAATTAGTCTGCCCAAAGAGAGTTTCCAAGAAAGCATACACAATGAAGATCAGACTCCACATATTTGCTTTTAGAAATTCTACAATAGTATCAAAACCTGAGACAATAACCACATTGGTTGAGTCAGGTTGTTCCTGTGCCATTACAGCTATTGCCGTAACAAACAACATCATCAAAAATACAAAAAACTTTTTCATTTTCATTCTGTTAATTTAATTACCCACATATCAAAACTTTTCTTTGGATCCAAAATATATTTCCAAGGAATCAGACAACCACCATCACTTCCCCATGTCCTTCCCCAGCTATTTAATTCAAATACTCCTGCTTCCTCATAATCAGTAACACATTTACAATGACCGCCAACCTGATCTTCCCAACACTTCGGATAAGGCACTATTCCTGTCCGAGCAACTTCTTCGGACATAAATGATTCATAAAGGAGTTGTCCATAAACAATAGCATACCCTTCATAAATTGCGCTCATTATAGCTTCTTTTGTTACAGGATATATCCTGTAATATTCCAAAGTCTGATGTTTCTCTCCTTCCGTATAAGCCTGATCTGAAGGTTTTACAGCAAACTTTGATGGAATGTATGGCCAGGTTTCTTCCTTACACAATCCATATTTATTCAATCCCTTTATAACATCCCTTATACTTGCCCCACTATCTTCCCCCTTACAATCATCTTCCCGGGCATTATAATAAGCATACAATCGGGAAGGATCATAAATAGGTTGATTATTTTTTATGAGAGCCCTGATGAATCCTGCGGCAGCTCCATGACCAGTGCAGGAACCGATAGAGCCCTGATCCCAACGAAAAGGGAAATTCTTGAAATTCCTCCTTTCTGTAGATTCCGGGAGAAGTACCCGGGCTTTATATCTTGGGGTATATACCCTGTCCCGTGGATCCACCTTATCTCGTTTTAAACCAAAATTCCGGACTGGAACTGGTTTACGTTTGAAAAGTCTTCTTATAAATCTTATCATTGCTATAATATTAAATGTTTGAACATATGGTAATTTCTCTGGTCTCATACTATATTAATATATAACTCCTCTCCAGCTGTTTTATATGCTTTTAACATAGCAGTAAGTTTTTTCTCATAATACTCTCCATTGGATAATTCTCCTTTCTTAGTATTGTCCCCTACAAGCACACAACCTGCGGTATTCTTTACTGTCCTCCCACGATGGATCCGAATTCCTATGAAGTGTTTTACATCAAGTATGATTGGTAAATCTCTCTTGAATTTAGGACTATATGTTACATCCACTTTATACCTGCCATAAGGAATAGCAGTTTCCCCATAGATTTTCATTTCACCTGGATCTTCCAAATCACCATCTTTGTTAAAATCCCTGACAGGATCTTCCAAAGTATTACAAAACGGTCGATCACCAATGGAGAGTACCCCCACAGTATGTGTTGGTTTACAAAACAATCGTTCAAGAAATAAATTTATCATTTCTTTTTTCCTTTAATTATGGGGAATATCAAATCTTTGAAAAGATAGTAAACAATCACAACCACACAAACTGCCATAAATACCATTCCAAATACCTGTGCAACGTTTGTTGCTGCAAAATCTTTAAATATCATAATAGATTCCATGTGTATTTAAGTAATAACCAAACTAATGAAATTCCCAAAATAATACCAGCAACAATCCTCAATGCTATATTCCAAATGCTGTTTACTTTAACAGACTTTTTAAGCAATGGAGAAAGTTCTTTCATTTCTTTCCGTATTTCAATTATTGAATCCGGCTGAAGTGCTTCCACTTTAGTTTTAAGGTCTTTAAGCACCTTATCACGCTTACTACATTCAATGGTAATGTCTTTTATCTGCTTTTTAGTGCCATCAACATCCTCTTCCAAGATATGCATCTTTTCTTTTATTTCCGTTATATCAGCAGCCATTTCAAGTTGACCCTTTACCAATTCTGATTGACCTCTTGCCAATTCCGTAAGCTTATCGTTGATTGGAGCCAATACTTCCGCAAGCTCTTTGGCGATAGATACAACAAGATCCTTTCGAAACT